AATGGGTTGGTAATGATAACTGCAAATGAACCAATACAAACGACAGATCCTACATCTGGGCTTGCACGTCGTCGTCTTACTATTCCTTTTGATCGACCTTTCCTTGGTAGTGCAGCTCAACAACGCACCTTAATAGATATGGATGATAACGGAGAACCCTTTGGTGACTTCGCTGATTTACTTCCAGGATTGGTCAATTGGGTATTAGATATGCCTGAATTAGAAATGCGTGAATACTTAATGGAAACTAATGGTAAAGTTCCTTTCTTTGCTAAACATCATAAAGAACAAATATTAAAATCTAATCAAATCATGGATTGGATGGAACATTGCTTAATCTTTGAGCCAGGATCTTCTGCTCCTGTTGGATTAGCAAAACATTCACAACCAGGATCTACAAATGTCTTTATGTGTTGGGACAAATGGTTATACGCTAGTTACTGTGAATTTTCTCGTGGTTCAAATAGTAATATCCTTGGTCGTAGTCGATTTGAAACATTGTTAATGGATGTTTGTATTCATCAGTTGCGTTTAAATATTTATAAATTTAAAGATCGTAGAGGAATGAGAGTAAAGAATATTGCTTGTCGTACTTCAGATCAGAAATTTACTGACTATCCTTCTATTATTGAAGTTGGATTAAATAAAGATAAGTGGAGAAAAGAATATGGTGATGTTTTAGATAAAAAAGAAAAAGAAGAAGGTAATTAAGTATTACTATTTTCTTTTAATCTGTGTATATTTGAATAAGAAATATAAATTTAATGGCTAAAAAACCTAAACTTTTATGGTGTGGAGATATTGTTGCAAAAACAGGCTTCGCTCGTGTTACAGAAAATGTTCTTCCTTTTTTAGCTAAACAATTTAATATTGTTGTTTTAGGAAATAATTGGTGGGGTGATCCAACTCCTTTACAGAAGAAATACAAAATGTATCCTTCTTCTAATCGTTTTCAAACTGCTCCATTTGGAGAACAAAGAATTAGAGAGATAGTAGAAATAGAAAAACCAGATGTCATCTTTAGTATTAATGATATGTGGATTCTTAATGCTCAATATAATCAAATAAAAGATCATCATAAAAATAAAAAATTTAAATTTGTAGGCTATTCACCCATGGATTCTTATGGATGGGTTGGATGTATTGCAGATACTGCTAACGATTGGGATGGCATAATTTCATATACTCAATTCGGTGCAAGAGAATTTATTCAATCTGGTATTACTAAGCCAATAGCAGTGGTTCCTCATGGTGTAACTCCAGGGCAGTTCTATCCCAAAGATAAAAAAGAATGTAGAAAAGAATTAAATTTACAAGAAGATATTTTTATTGTCTTTAATGGAAATAGAAATCAATTCCGTAAACGTATTGATATAACGATTGCTGCCTTTGCTCAGTTTGCAAAAGATAAACCTGATACACAGCTTTACTTACATATGGGTAAAAAGGATCAAGGTTGGGACATTATGCATCTCTTTGATAGAGATATGAAACGTCAAGGTCTTGATCCAAATAATCGAATTATATTAACTGCTGATACTGAACAGCCTCCTAATGTTGAAGTTGATATGTTAAATACAATTTATAATTGTGCAGATGTAGGCATAAATACTTGTAAAGGTGAAGGATGGGGGCTTGTTAATTTTGAACATGCTGCTTGTCGTGTCGCTCAAGTTGTTCCAGGGCATACTTCTTGTAAAGAAATATTTGAAGGTTATGGTCGTTTAATCAAATGCCCTCATATAGATACTGATACTAATTATGGAAGAGAAATGCCTTGTCCTTCCACAGAACATTTGGTTGAAATTTTAAATGATCTTTATGAAAATAGATCTAAGTTAGATGCTACGTCTGAACTTTGTTATGAAAGAGCTTTAGAAAAACAATTTACTTGGGAAGTAATAGGTGCTCAATTTGCAGGAATCTTTCAAGATGTAATAAAAGGTGTAGATCATTCTGTAGATAAACCAATACCCAAAAAACGAAGAAAAAAAAGTAAGAGGACTATTGGTCATGATGAGTAAATATAATTACCGTCCTTGGGGTTGGTGGAGAAACCTATATAAAGGACCAGGCTATTTAGTTAAAATTATTTTTATTAATGATGGAGAACAACTTAGTCTTCAGACTCATAAGCATCGTAGTGAAACTTGGGTAATAGCTGATGGAGAAGGTGAAGTATTTTGTAATGGATTTTGGCAACATGCAAGAAAAGGTAAATGCTATCACGTTCCTGTTAATTCAATTCATCGTGCTAAAGGAGGTAAAGGAAATCTTTTAATCGTTGAAACTCAACATGGTGACAAGCTTTCTGAAGATGATATAGAAAGATTAGAAGATGATTATGGAAGAGTTACAAAAGTTAAAGATGACACAAAAACATAGAATAGCTTATTTTTTCCTTAGTAAAGAGTTAAATTACACTTCTATTCTGAGTCACATAAGACTCAATAAGAACATAGAATAAAAATGTAATTTAGCCCTATACTTAAGAAATATTAACTCTATTCTATGTTTCTCTGACACATGCCTCATAATTATAAAAAAATGCCACCTCTTTGGTATTTAGAAGAATTGTTTGAATTAAGTGATGACTATGATAGTGGTTTGTCTTGGGCAACTAAACAAAGCCGATATAAAAAAGGTGACGCTGTAGGTACCAAAAATAAATCTAATGGTTATTACTTTGTATCTATAGATAATTCAAGTTATATGGTTCATCGTATTGTTTATTATTTAAGAACAAAAGAATGTCCTGATTCTTTCTGTATAAAACATAATTTTTCTAACAAGAAAAAAGACAACAGATTAGAATTAAAACCTACTTATATGTCATATGGATGAGCTTGATAAGCTAATAGAATTTTCTGCTTCAGGAAATAATTTTCGTTACTTTCCTGATATTGATTCAATGTCAGAAAAAGAATTAAATGAATTTGATTACTATCGAGGATTCCCTTGTCCTCATGGACATAATATTAGAGATAAAGAAAACCATTGGTGCTATCACTGTGCAATAAAGATACAGTCAAATATTTGTGGTTTTGATATAAATTATATTTATAAAGATTACAAAACAAAATATCACCGTATATGGAAACATATAAATGTAAAAGATCCAGAAGAATGTTGGGAAGCTAGTCTTCCAGGGAAACGTGGTCCTCATCGAGTTTGTTTTCCTTCTTATCGTTCACAATATAGCTGTCAAAAATCAGAAAATACTACAGCTCATAAAGCTATTTATCAATGTGCTTGGGGAGATATTGGTAATATGTTTGTTACTCGACTATGTGGAAACCCTTGGTGTCTTAATCCTTTACATATGACATCTAAATGGAATAGACGAGCAATGCCAAAAAGAATAAAACCCTTTTATCTAGATTTTGAAGCTGAAAAGTTAATGAGAATGAGTAAAGCAGAATTATTACATCGAGAAGATGAAATTATCAAAGAAGATTATAAACCTACTATTGAACATCCTTTAGTTGTCAAAGATACTCCCGATTATGATGAAGGATAGAATAATGTTTTTATATAAGAATGTCTCGGAACCAGACCACTCAAAGATCTAGGACAGCTAATGATCCTTTATTGATTGGTACGTTTGATGAAACATCGATACGTTATTTAACTGGTAAATTAGGTCCAACAAATAGAGTTTCTTCTACTGGATATGGTGGAGGAACTTATGATCATTGGTTTAAAATAAAAATCGAAACAGAAGCTTGGATCATATTAACAAAAGGAGGAGGATCTGAAAAATGGTTTACAATTTCAGCCTATGATTTAAATAAAAATTCTATTGTAGGAAGAGCTATTTTTGATAAAGATAGTATGCCATCAGTAGTAGATGGAAAAGTAATGAACCCTTATGTTGGAACTATTATGTCCACTGGTTCAGATTTATATAATAATTTTGATGCTAGAAGATTTGATAAAGGTGATTCAAGATATTATCCTTTAAAAATAGGTGAATATTTAATTTGTGTCTCAAGTACTTTAAGTACTCCTCTTGATTATGCTGTAGGTATAGTTATAGAAATGGCTGATCCATTTCCTGTATTACTTACTGAAGATTATGATCGTTTAATTTTTGAAAATACTCCTGATCAAGATGACATCATTTGTGATACCACAGTTAACTATACTGGAGCTGAAGATCATGAACATTCATTAACAGAATGGAAAACTGCTTGGAGTCGAGAACGACAGCCTTATGAAAAGTTTCCAGAAGTACTTGTTCCTTTAACTACTAAACCATAAATTATGTCTATTAACCGTATTTCAAATTATCCTTATCTTGGATTTGATGATACTGTTTATGATGATATTTTACTAGATAGTAAAATTGCTACTGAAGAAAGGAGAATGGAATTAATGGACTCTAATCTTTATACAGAAATTCTAGATGATCAATATGATCAATGGAAATATAGACAGAATAAATTAGATCTTTCTGCTAGATTTAAAAAAGAATGCGAAGAAATTCCTTATTTACAACAATGTAAACTTTATGATTGTTAATAATGACATTGCGAACAACAAGAGCGAAGAAAATACAGACGACTCTTATTGGAAAACATATTTTGAAGATGAGACTATTTCCGTGGATGCGTACAAAAAACGGTTACATATGGCTCGCAAGTATGGCAATCAGCAAAAGCAACAGGCAACTCAACGATTGGACAACTTTAAAAAAGAACAAACGAGTACAGAGATTGAAGTTATCTTTGACAGGTAGGTTTGGTCCTAAATCTCAAGCTATAGCAATTAGACAAGTAAGAGATTGGATGAAAGAAATACCAATTGGAGATTCAATTACATTAAGATGTGAATCTTGTGTACCAGAAAAACAATTTAAGATATGGAAAAAATGGTTTTTAAAGAATGAAAGTAACAAATGGAAAATAAATGATGAATATAAATCTTTCTTTTTTTATAGATGTGATTAAAATATATTTAGTATCAATCATTAAAAATGGTTAGTTTAATTCGTCCATTGCTTTTTAAATTTGTTAATACTCCTCAAGTCAAGCAATTGATTATTGATTTATTAACTAAATTAGCAGATTCTACAGATAATACTGTTGATGATAAAGCAGTTGTTTTTATTAAAAATGGTTTATTTCCAGGAGCTAAAACTTCTAAATAGAAGAGAACCACCAGACAGCTCCTTTTTCTGTATCTATATGATCACGTAAATTTAATGCGTCATTTTTATGTAAGGTGACGCATTCTCTATGTCCATTAAGTTCATAACACATATTAACCTGTACATTTAATTTATTTTTAAATGTCATGATTATAGACTAAAAGTTGATTGCTATATTCTACCAATGGATGAAAAAATAAATAAACAAGAAGATAAAAAAAGTTTATTTAAAAAAATAACTGATGCAGTTCCAGATAGAGAAGAACAATTTGAACTTGTCGGTTTAGGGGTCAGATTATTTTTGTTGACTTGGGCGACTTTGATGTTGTCATTATCGTACTTAGATTTAAGTAAGCTTGGTATACCACAACAAAAAATAGATCCAACTTTTATTGCTAGTGTCTTTGTTGGATTAGCTAGTTCCTTTGGAGCTTCTATTACACAAAAAGGAAAAGAAAATGGAGGTAAAGCTGCACCAAATCAAGGTATTACAGCTGCAGAAATGAAAGAAATATTAGGTAGTTCTCAAATTGTGCGAATTGAACATGCTCCTCTTAAAATAATTACAGATAAAAAAGATTAAATTAATGTTCTTTGATTCAATTACTCTGGTTACAGGAGGATTTGATCCTATTCATAGTGGACATATACAATATTTTGAAAATGCTAAAAAATTATCTGATTGTTTAGTCGTTGGTTTAAATAGTGATAAATGGTTAATTAATAAAAAAAGACAATATTTTCAAACTTGGAAAGAACGAGCAAATATTATTAGTCATTTAGATATGGTAAATATTGTTATAGATTGGGATGATTCAGATAATTCTGCATGTAGAGCAATTCAAAAATGTTTTCAATTAACTAATAAAATTTATTTTGCTAATGGTGGAGATCGTAGTTCGGATAATACTCCTGAATTAGATCGTTATGCTTTAGACCCAAGAGTAGAGTTTGTCTGGAGTGTTGGAGGTGACGATAAAATTAATAGTAGTTCTTGGATATTAGATGAGTATTACCAAAAAAGAGAATCAATTTGCAGGTGATAGACTTTTAATTAAGTAATGTAAATAATTAAAATGTGGAAACTTATTTCATTTTTAATTCTACTGTTTAGTCCATTATCAGTAAGAGCAGATCTTGTTCATAAATTATCAACTAGTACTTCTTTGACTGTGGGCGGAGCTACAACAATCGGAGAACGGATCGGTTCAACGTATGCAGTTAGTGGAAATAATGTGGCAGTGAGTTCAGCTGATGGTTCAGTCTTTGGTGGCTTAACTGCAGGTTCTGCTACAGCCGCACCAACAATGAAAGCTGGTACCTACGATATTGGAGTTGATAATTCAGCCTTCAGTTTCTCAGAGTCATATACACAAGGGGACGCTATAGCTGCAATGGGAGCTGGTGTTGATGTTAGTTCCGATGGTCTTGTTGTAGACATGCCAGCTTTTGGTAATACCACAACTCAATCGGGTGGTGTGAAAGGTTCACTCGCAGGTACTGTTGTAAGTTCTGGGATTTTGACGGTAACCGCTGGAGGCGCAAACACCCTCGCTGTGGGCCAATTTGTATCCGAAATCTCCGTCAAATAAAGTAAATGAAACGGCTATTATTGCTGTTTATATTTCTTGAAACCCCTGTCTTTGCAGTCCCTGTCGTCCCAAATTTTCAGCAAGGATCTCTCACGTCTCATACTGAGACTACTAGCAAAGTAACAGAGGTAATTTCAGTTGTGGAGTACCAGAGTGGCTGGCAGCTATCTTTAACAGGTAATAATATATCTGTAGATGGTGATAGTTTATTACCTTCTGCTATAAATTCTACAAATAACATTGAAGGTATCATATCTACATGGACTTCTTTAGATGCAAATACGATGCCAAACGTAACAATAACGGACAATACAAAGCCTTGGCAATTTACCTCTTCATTAAGTCAGCCTGGATTAAAGACCCACACAGTTATAACTCGGACAACGGACATAACTTCAGTGACAGATACGGTCTCAACCTTCAGTCAATAAAGTATATATTAGTAATACTTATCAATACATTTAGCTTATTTCCTCAAGTTAGTAAAGCTGAAACTGTAGGTGGAGTCAGTGCTACAGCTAGTCCTATCGCCAATAGTAGTGGTTCAGTTACGAACCAAGCTATACAGGTTTTGCAAGGTCCATATATAACTAATACTTATGGAAACGGAGTGTCTTGTCAGGGTCCTACATTAAATATTACACCTTTTGTAACTGGATCTAATTCTTGGAGTCATCCATATGAAGATTATTATGATACTCCTGTTTATGATATGACTGCTGATGATGATGGAAATTTAAATAATCCAGGGTCTATTTTATATTATGTTCCAACTAGAACTGGACAAAAAGCAACTAATAATCTGTCATTAGGATTAAGTGCAACAATATCCATACCATTAGATAAACGTCATCACGAAGGATGTTTAAGAGCTGCTAGTACTCAAACAAAATTAACAAATCAATTACTTGCTAATAAACGATTAGACTTTGAAATGGCAAGACTTAAGCATTGTGCCGAACAAAAAAGACTTGGAGTATCCTTCCATCCTTCCAGCCCCTCTTTCAAAATTTGTGCAGATATTGTTGTTACTAATCCACATGGAGTAATACCACAACATCAACATTCTATTTTACCTTTAGAGCAGGAAGTCCCTTTTTCTCACGATAAAGATTTGAAAGAGTCTCAGAATAAGTCAAACGTCTTGGATTCTTCCCAAGAAGTTTCTGAATCTTCTTCATTGCAGTCTTTATCAGAGGCTTTATTGCCTTCAAAACAAGATCAGCCAGCGGCTTTGCTAGGACTGCCGATGTCGTTGCCACAAGAGCAATAGAAGCTGTAGTTGTCACAGCCCCAGCTGTAGGTAATGAATCTATAATTTGTTCAACAATTGGAACTTCTTCATAGAGAGTAATACATCGACCATTTTGTACTTCATAACCACTTATTCTTCTATTTCCTTCTACTATGCTACCGACTATAGGAGCGTCAATTGGGGGACAAATAATTTCAGGAGTAGATGTAGAAGGTAGTTCTGGACTAGGGGGTTTAACTATTTCATTGTTATCTAAAGGTATCATGGGTACGTCAGCTGGTTTTGAATACACTAAATTTTCAGGTTGATAATCAATAGGTGTATAGCTAGGTACTGTTCCATCACATAAAACTCTTGTAGCACCATCATCTTCTTCTTTTAATTTATTTGATTTTTTATTAGCAGGATGAAACTCTACACATCCAGGGATATTAATAATAGGTAATCCAATAGATAAACTTACTGGTGGAGTATTAGGTATAGAATTTATTTCATTAAAAATATAAGATGGAATAACGATATTAATATCATTAATAGTTCCAACTTCTATATCTGGTATATCATTCACTATGTTCTTTTTTTATAAGCTTCAAAGTATGAATAACAATTAGAACAATCTAATAAAGTTACTTGACTGTAATCTTCATTAAATTCACTTTTTTCTAAAACTTCTGTTTCTGCAGTAATAAGATCAGACTCACAATAAAGACATTTCATGATTTTAAAATTGAGGAACGCCTAAACCACTCCTTATGCTTCTTGGTGCAACAGGACCAGTCATATCAGGCAGTTCTGGAAGAGGAACCATCTCTTTAATTTTATCTCCAGCAATTGCACCGACTTGGCCCATAATTTTTTCTTTCGCTGAATCTATGAGTGCATCCTTATTCGCATATACGTAAACACCAGCACCAACAACGGAAGCAGATATAAGGAAAGACGCAACAGAAAGTACATTAATTATTTTCTGCATAACAAAAAGTTAATTTATGTTTTAATTATAGACCTTTATTATTCGTACTAAATTTATAAACCTGCTAACGATCTATAGATTTATGAATTTGCTAAGTAAGTAATATTCATAATTATTGTTGAGTTATTAGCTGTCATATTACCTAATAGGTTTTCCCATCCTGCATTGTCTCTTGAAGCTAAAATATATAATTTAGCATCATAAGCATAACTATTCATTAAAACCCAATCACTAGGCATATTAAAGGTATCACAAGCAACAGACCCAGATGCCTCCACTGTTCCATTTGCAAAAGGTAAATTCAACGTAAGAGCACTACCATTACCATTAGTAATGCCACTAAGCCTCACATTGCAGGTCACTACTCTACCTATTTTTATATACCAATTATGTGAGAACGTACAACTATCTGCTCCTGTATTAATGCTTCCCCAAGTGCCACGTTCGTAATCATCTAAAAGCTCACTATCCATTGAGATATTAGAGCCTGTCGAATCAGCAGTAGCACTAAAGTCAATTCCATGAGTACTAGCTACTTTTAAGTTTCCATCGATAATTTCTACATCACCACCCTGATGAATGGTCATTTTATTAGTACCAGCCGTAGTTGTCGTATTTGCAGCAGTATGAAATTGATGTCGAGTAGCTGCATTCATCCATGAGGTTCCACCACCATAGTTAATAGTGTTGTGATTAGATGCACCTGCTACAGCATAGAAAATAGCAAAAGGCTGTTCTGCATTAGTTTGATGAACGCAGCCTACTCTTACAGCCTTATCAGTTCCATCCGTCCTAGTTGTTCCAGTCGAAGCAGAGTTGTTACCACCAAAAGCTATAGTTGGTACTCCATCCGAGCCACATGTCTGAATATCAAGGGTACCTTTTGGATCTGTTGTCCATATACCTGTCCTACCACTAGCTACAATCGTTAACCGATCATATAAAGTTCCACCTGTTCTAGTTTGTAGTCTTAATTGTCCATTATTACTTGATTGAGATACACCTAAAACACCTGCAAAAGTTTTAACAGCACCATCGGAATCTGTACCTTGGAAATATATTTTACCTCCATTAGCATATGCAGAATAAGAAGCAGTATCCCTTATTGCGAAAACTGGTGCACTAGCATGTATCTGTAATAGATTAGTTGGAGCTGTTGTGCCTATACCTACGTTTCCAGTACTACCTTGTACTGTCATTAATGTTGAATCATTTACCTGTAAGAAAACATCTCTATTAGCACTGCCAGCATTTAATTTTAAATCATTACCTGTTTTAGAACGTAATTCATTTAAACATTCAATAGTTCCTTCTACATCTAATAATTCAGTAGGACTTGTTGTACCAATACCTACCTTTCCGTCATTTTTTAGTGTTATTTTTGAAGCACCTGAAGTTGAAAAATCTATTTGACCATTTGCTCCTAATACAACATTTCCACCCATTTTTAAATAGGTATTTGCATTTGGACCTAATATTGTACTTTCATCAACAGGTAAATGAATTGCTGCTATACCACCACTATTCGTTTGAGAAATAACTAACTTATGTCCTGGACTGGTTGTACCTATTCCAATTGTTCCATCAGTCTTTAGATAAAGCTGATCACCAGCAAAACTTTCGTTCTTTATATTTGTGACTTTAAGTGTTGCCATAATCTCAGTCTCTTAAATACATTTTATTCGTAGTACATTTAGATATTTAAGCAGCCATATAAGTAGCAGAACCATAAATATAATTTTCAGAACTACCACTTGTAAAATCACTTCCTTGAACTTGAGATGAACCAGCAGCATTTGTTGCATGTTTATAGAAGTACATAGTAGTACCTCCAGAAATTAATCCCTTAAAATTAGGCATGTCAGTTGTAAATTCTCTTAAAAAAGAAAAAGATACACCAAATCGAGAGTTAGTGTCATCTAAACAAGAAAAAGGAAGACCAGTTAAAGTAAAATCACCGCTAGGAGAACTAATAGCAGTAGTATAAAATGTCCAAGTAATATTAACTATTCTACCTACTCTTGTATAATGTCCACTAGCTACGACAGTTGCTGACCCTGAAGTTCCGAAATTTGCTACAGGAGTCCAAGTCCCTTCTTCATAATGATCTAACGTCTCATCACCAGTAGTTGCTGCTCCTGTAGCAGATGTACCAGTCTGAGCACTAAAGTCAATACCATGACCAGCAGTTCCTATTACTAAATCACCGTCAGTTATTGATACATTACCACCATTTAAAATTCGAAATCTTTCAACATTTGCAGTAGAAAAAGCTAAATTATTATCTGCTGGTCTGTATATTGCTGCTGCTGTTGCTGGTGCTGATCCTAATGATCCAGAGAAATCAATATATGTTGAACTTATATTCAGTTTTCCATTCTGTACTATCTTATTTCCACTTGAATCGATGCGAAGTGCAGTGCTTCCAGCATTAACTGAAAAATCCAAAGCATTATCATTATGTTGATACGCAATTCGTCCAATATCTGCATCACCTGAATCTCCAAAGTAAATATTCCCAGATGAACTAGTACCTGAAATTATTGATAATCCTCTATCACTACTTCCCTCAATTACTAAATCATCTCCTGCTGTAGATGCTGTTGTACTATTAGCACCAATTCTTAACTCTCCACCTGATTTAATGCGAAGTGTTTCTGTTCCATTTACTTCAAATATAGTACTGCCACCACTAGCAGCCATAAATTTTAGATCTGCACTATCTGCCCTTATATGAACACTATCGTTAGTTCCAGGAGTACCAGATGAACCTAAAGTTAATCGAACATCAGCAGCACTAGTTGCTTGTAATTGTCCAGCTGATGTAATGCGAAATCTTTCAGTACTACCATCACCAAATATTAAGTATGAACCACTACCTGCATTTCCTGTATCATATCCCTCGATAAATTGCTCTCCACTATTACCAAATTCAAGTCTACCCTTTCCAGCAGTTCCACTTAAATCATCAATTTTTAATAAACCAGCATCAAAAGTTAAACTTGATTGCCAACTTAAATTTCCTGAACCATCTATTATTAAAAGTTGATTAGCACCTCCGTTATTTGTTGGAAGAGTTAAAGTATTATCTCCAGCAGATGCAGGAGCTTTTAGCTCGATATAACCAGATGAAGCTCCCCGAAGTCTAAGTGCCATAATATCAATCCCTTAAATACATTTTATTCGTAGTACATTTAGATATTTAAGCAACTTTATAACTAAGAGACCAAATAATATCCCAAGTTGTATCATGTGCAGCACTTAATGGTGCCCAAGCTCCAGCATCTATAGAGTAATAGAGATACATCTTAGTATTACTAGCAGGTTTATAAGTCACAACCCATGCGGATGCGTCATCCATTGCCGCAGGGAAATCAAAATTATTTAGCATACAACTACCTGTTTCGTATGGAGATGTAGTACCTATGCCAGTATTATCGAAAGGTAAAGTCATAACCCAGTAACCAGCAGCAGTACCAGCACTATTAATTTGTGTATAACCGTTACAATTAACTACATTTCCAATCTTTGTATATCTTCCCATATTCTGCCCATAATTTATAGTTCCTGCTGTATCATTTCCTGCCCAAACAGGAGTAAATGTGCCTTCTTCATAATCTGAAAGACGATTTGCTGCTGCAGTTTCTCCATCAAGTGCTATTGAATTACTAAATACACAATGACCATCATTAGCAATTGTTATTCTGGCATTGTCATTAGTCAACAATGTCATTTTAGTATTTTCTTTATTTTGTAGTAATACCTCTTGAGAACTATTAATACCAATATGAAATCCATCACCACTTGCTGAACCAGTAGTTGCATTACTTACTTGCATTAATACTTGAGTATTAACACTAGTACTATGTAAATGTAAATTTCTAGTAGGAGTTATTGTACCTATACCTAAATTTGACCCACTAAGAGTCATTTTTTCACCATTATTAGTGAAAAATTCTATTTTTCCATCTGATTGTTCTATTCTTTCGTATGAATCATCCCATTGAAAAGAATATCCTGAATCTATATTGATGTGACCACTTGCAACTTGTAATTTTGAATTAGGACTTGTTGTACCGATACCTACCTTTCCAGTTGATGTAATACGAAGTTTTTCGGTACCTCCAGTTGCAAATCTTAGATAATTATCATCGTGTTTATATTCAACATATCCACTATATCTATCACCACCACTTGTAGCATCACCAAAATAAAGACCACCAAATTTATTTGTTCCACTATGTAATTGAATTGCAGCATCATCAGATCCTGTACCTAATATAAAATTTCTATCATTAGTATCAGTATAAATTGGGAATGAACCATCATTTCCTAATGCTAAATTACCTGCTGCAGTAATACGAAGTCTTTCACTACCAGCTGTACTTAAACCTAAAATATCTGTACCAAAGAAATAACCAGTATTAGTATCATTATTTCCTTGTAATGCTGGTGTTCCTGCACTACCTGCGATACCTGAAAGTCCTGTTGTTCCGTTAAGTGTGAGTGCCATAGTATCTCCTAAACAATTACCCAAGTAGCCCCAGCTGGGACAGTGACAGTAGCTGATGCTGCAATGTCCACTGGACCTGCACACATCGCATTAAAATTTGCAGTCAACGTGTAAGACGTTGTTATATCTTGATTTGTTTCTACGAAAACTTGATCTGCTCCACCACCAGTTGCTCCACCTCCTAATGCACCCCAAGCAGCTCCATAACCTTCAAATTGAGAAGTTGTGCTGTTATACCTTATATATCCAGCTGCATTAGAAGGTCGTTGTGCTGTTGTACCAGCAGGAACTTTAACTCCTCCAGTACCAGTAGATTTAATATCAGCAGGGAAAGTAAAATCTCCTGTACTTGCAATACTAGCTGGTATAACTGTGCCATCACTTGGTTGCCCAATTGATTGCATGTCGCCAAAGACAACACAAAAGAATGTTGTATTAGCAACAGGTGCAGTAGTAAAAGTTATCTGTGAACCAGATATTGTAAAGTCTGTTCCAGGCTCTTGGATTACACCACCCAAGGATAATAATAAATTTCTTTCAGTACCTGGTAAAACTGCTTGACTACCAGCAGTTAAATTAAATGCAGTAGTATTTCCATTAAAACCAGTATTAATCTGATCTAACTTGGTATATCTACCAACAACAGGTCTTTGTCCAATGTAAGACAAGCTTGCATACCATTAACTCTTATCTATTCTAAATTGACTAACTTTACGAAGAATATTTAAACAACTTCAGTTACTGTTGCTTCTTGTGGATTCTCTTCTTCTTTCATTTCATTTAGTAATTCAAGTTGCTTTTGAAAACCAAATGCTTTTTCTTTTTCGGTGTTAACAACTTCTAAAGCTTCATTGTGTTTTTTGACAGCTTCTTGTAATTGTCCATTTAATAATTCAATTCTTTCGTCTATGGAAACCATGATGTCTTAAAAACTATTTTAATTATATATCAAATCTTACCAAGGAACACCAGTTTTAGAGGTCGGTGTTTTCGACTCAGTAATTTGTGCAGCAATTCCTGTTTCTATAGCGGTAACTTGATCAGAACCAATAGCAGCTTTTGCCCAAGCAACTGCATTATCTTTACTAACTGAAGCATATGCTGTGAAATTACCAGCATCAGCAGCACCTAGACTAACGGAACCATAAGAAGAACCTTGATGAGTAACAGCAGAATCACCAGAGCCTACAGTTTCTGAATCAGCAGCAGTCCAATGTACAGTTTTAATAACATCAGAAAGAGAACCTTCTGTAACTGCACTATCTAACGCAACTACATTCCAAACAACAGCCATTTTATTTAATCAATATTATGTATATTTTATTAGTACTAAATTTATAGACGTGCTAAAGTTCCAATAATTATGTAGAATAACAGCCACTAACTAATACGTATTTTCCAGATACTTGCGAATTTACATAAGCCACATCACCTACATAAATATGCATATAGGAAGTTGTTGCATTAACTTGTACGGCTACACCATTTGACAAACTAGATATACGACCAGTTAAATAAGAATAGGTATTAGATGAAGTAAAGGGTAAACCTGATATATTAGTTAATGCACCATTATTGGTGCTAGGGTATGTAATATAAAAATTAATAAAAACTAAGTTTCCAACTTTTATGTAGGAAGCACTTCCAACTGTAAAATTTAAACCACCAGCACTTCCATCAGTAGGAGTCCATACCCCTTCTTCATAGTGATCTAAAGTTGTGTCACCAGAAGTTGCACCAGTAGCACTGCTATTGGTTTGTCCTGTAAACTGAATACCTCCTGCAGTTTTTATAAGTCCAGAATAATTTATTCTGAGATTATTACTAGTACCATCAAATACTTGGATTGCAGCATTAGCATCTGAAGCAGAACTTGGTTGCTGAATCCCTAGAACACAAGCAGTATCAACAGCATCAAATTGAAAACCTCCTGTACTATTACCACCTGATTGAACAGCATTCAGTGAATGAATTTTTCCTGCTGATGTGATGCGAAGTCTTTCTGTTACTGTTGCTGCACCATCAGCAGTTGTAGAAAAAGTAAGTCTTGATGGATAATCACCATCTGCATGAGTACCATCGGCAGCACAACTTATTCTTGCGACATCATTCCAA